TAGTTTATTTACAACTGAAACAGGAATAATTTTGCCAAAAGAAGGGGAAATAATTGCTATATGAAAGACTATGACCCAAATGATGCGATTGACTTCATTTTCAAGAAAGCGCCAGATTATGCGGCTGCAAAAGGCAGACTGGCAGAGTTGGAAAATTTTAGACATTCTCTTAAAGCAATTAAGGCTTCCCAAGCAGAAGGCAACAGCATTGCCGCAAAAGAAATGGAAGCCTATGCAAGCCAAGAATACCAAGACCTATGCAAAGCCATTGGAGTAGCCACAGAACAAGCAGAAGCACTACGCTGGCAATTAGAAGCAGCTAAGATGAGATTTGAAGCATGGCGCACAACAGAAGCAAGCAACCGAAACATTGAAAGAATGACTAAATGACAGACTACTCTGAAAACTATTTGCGTATACAAAAGCTATTAAAGTGCTACCACACCGCTACGCTTAAAAACCAATACGAAAAAGCTACCAAAATAGCCCATGATTTAGCAGAAGAAACCATCAAGCTAGAGTTTGCTACTTATGACCAAGTTAGGAAACAATGGCTAAGTTAATGCGTAATATGTTTGCTACTCATACTGATTATGCGGAGTTTAAAGGGCTAATCACCGCAAATCCTGCGTTCATTCCCAGTAATGTAGACGGAATAGTGGAACGCAATGGTAATTTTCTTATTATGGAATGGAAACGCCCTGGCGAAAAAGTCAGCGAAGGCCAAAAGCGCTTATTAAAAGCATTAGCAGCAACACCTAAGTTTATGGTTGTTGTTATCATTGGTGATACAGACAACGGCACAAATATCCAAGAGTTTTGGCAATACACCATAGACGGAAAAGCATTTATGTCTGGCAAAGGTTTTGGTTCATTTAAAGAGTTCTATAAATTATGGTATGAATTAGCTGATAATGTTAAATGATTGATTTAAGACTGGGTGATTGCTTAGAGGTAATGAAATCTATACCTGATAAGTCTATAGACGCTATTATTTGCGACCTACCTTACGGCACTACTGCTTGCAAATGGGATAGCGTTATACCTTTTGAACCTCTTTGGGCGCAATACAAACGCATTATAAAAGACAATGGTGCAATAGTATTGTTTGGTCAAGAACCATTTAGCACGGTTTTACGAATGTCGAATATTAAAGAATATAAGTACGATTGGATATGGGATAAGGTTAAACCTGGTGCTTTTGCTTCTGCTAAATATCAGCCATTAAGACAGCATGAGTTAATTAGCGTGTTTTATAAGAATTTTGGTGCATACAATCCACAAATGGTTGAAAGAGATAAACCTAAAACATCGAGGCAATATGGTGAATCATTGTCTGCTAATTGCACTATTGATGGTTTAGACCGCACTTACACCCATTTATATCCAAAAACAATATTAAAGTTTTCCAATGCCCATCAAAAAGGCAAGGTTCATTCCACGCAAAAACCTGTAGATTTACTTGAATACCTTGTAAAAACCTATACCAATCAAGGTGATACTGTGCTTGATAATTGCATGGGGTCAGGCACTACTGGTGTAGCTTGTAAGAATTTAGGCCGTAAATTCATAGGCATTGAACAAGATGCTAACTACTTTGAAATAGCTAAGAATAGAATAAATGGCAACTAAAAATGAAAAGAACGCTCTCAATAAGATTGCAGAACTCGGATGTGTTTTATGTTCCGAACTCCTTGGGTTTGAAGGCACTCCGTCAGAACTCCATCACATCCGCAGGCATGGAAATGTTCGGTCTGCATCCCCTGTCATCCCACTTTGCCCAGAACACCATCGGGGAAACTCTGGTGTTCACGGATTGGGTCACAAAGGTTTTGCAAATAAATGGGGCATTACCGAAGAGGAGTTGTTGGAGCGAGTCAATCAAAAACTTGGAAAAGGAAATGGCGAATGACAACATTCACTACGGAAGACCTATGCAGCTAAAGCTCAAGAGGGTCAAAACCCAATTCAGACGAGATTCGGTGCGCTCTATTACGAAACTCCTTATCGTGGTGTGTCCACTTGTTTGTTTTGTGACGGCTCATGTGGATACATTCGTGGCATAAAACACGAATCACAGTATCTAGGTGACTACATCGAGCAGAAGAAATGGTGATGGTATGCTCGTATTCCTCGCCTGTATCGTATAAATAAGTCCCCATTGCTTCTACATCTTTATCCACAATAAACAAGACTTCTTCTGGTAGTGGCATATTCCACCTGTCAAAAGGTTTCATGCAATAAATTGCAGAATACAAATTACGAAGAATAGGCTCTGATAATTTCATACTGCATGAATTTTTCCACGAAACTCGACTTCATCCTCGCCCCATACTCTAATCATTTCAGGCTGCAATAGTTTTGAGCGCTCAAACGAGAGCATTACAAAGCCACTATTCCAATCTTTAGGAGTATCCTCTGTGTAAGCAAATTGTTGTCCATTTGGTTCAGCTAATGTGCCTGTTTGAACCCCCCAACGAATACCATTGTAATCATTGACAGGCATAACACTTAAATGATGTGTGTGTCCTGTAATCATGGAAACACCAGAATTAAGCGCATTAGAACGACCAGCACTAAAGCCACCTTTCCATCGGTGTTTAATACAAGTGTCCTCATTTACCCAAAATGACCAGCAAGGCAGCCACGCTGGAAAGTATTCTTTTAAAGTTGTGCCTCTGACACCTTCAAAAGCCGGAAGGTTCTCTATAATGCGCATTTCAAGCCTAGCATCGTGATTACCTAAAGGCCAAAACATTTTAGCGCCCTTGGCTACGGCTTCAATCTCGCCCAAAAAATACTGACAAGCTTCTAACTCTTCCTTAACGGATGGTATCTTTTCCCAATCACCCCTAGGAAAACGACTAATAGAAGCACCATCAAGCGCATCACCATTACAAACAATGGCGGTAGGCTTGTATTCCTTAATCATTTCTAATAATGCTTTAAATGCGGTAGTGGTTTGGTCAGGCCAAAAGTGAGCATCAGAAAAGACAATCACTCGCCCTTTTTCTATATCCATTCCTCTGCGAGTATTGCCAACAGTCTGCTCTGTCTTTTTAAAGTCGTTTACTCGTTGGTCATTAAAGCTGGGTAGGTTTGTTTTAAGCCTAGTTTCAATGGAACGTCTGCGGTTATATACTGCTCGCTCAGACATAGCGTGAATTTTCGCAAAAGTAAGTGGCGAACCAATCTTATTCCACTCGGCTATAAACTGCTCATCCGTTAAATAATAACCACCCATTGAATTCCCCTTATACTATAAGTTATAGAACACTAACATATTATTATGTCTTATATTAAAAAAGTTGATAAAAATCAAAAGGATGTTGTAAAAGCGCTACGAGATTATGGCGCTGATGTTTTCCTTTTGCATACAGTCGGTGGAGGAATCCCAGACTTAATGGTTTGCTACGAAGAACAAACTATTTTAATAGAAGTTAAGGATGGAGAAGATAAAAAGCTAACTCCTCAACAAATCACCCTGTTTGCTAATTGGAGGGGTGGCCCTTTACATAGGGTAAATTCGGTGCAAAATGCAATAGAAGTGCTAAAATTATATGAACTTTAAAGGTGTCCTATGCAAGAAACTCAAAATGTCGCAATGTTTGCCGCTACTTTATTGCATAGCGCTACTAATACTCATTTCTTTCATTGGGCAACAAATTCTTACTCACAGCATAAGGCTTTGGGCAAATACTATGATGAGATAGTAGAACTTGTAGATGACTATGTAGAAGCCTATATGGGCTGCTATGAGCAAGTCAAAGAGTTCCCAAGTGTCTATCATCAGCCCAAAGAACCACTTAAATACTTGGAATCATTGAAGAATTTTGTAGCCGAAGCCAATACAGATTTGCCGCAAAAACAAGAATTAGTTAATATTGTTGCTGAAATACAACAGTTAATTGATTCTACCATTTACAAACTCAAATACCTCAAGTAAGGATTTATCATGCCAATGGACAAATCAGGCTCGGCTCAATCAGTCGGCAAGAACTACAAGACAGAGGTTGCCGCAGGAAAGCCAAAGAAACAAGCCTTGGCTATTGCCCTTTCAGAAGAGCGTGCCCATGCTAAAGGTAAGCGCAAGGCTAAATTAGAAGAGTCTTACGCTAAATACATTGCCCAATAATGAGCCGCAGAGATGCCATTCGTGCCGCAGTAGAAAAGCACGATAAACCCATTCCAAAGACCACAGTTGGCAAAGGTAAGAACTATTTACCTACCGAACAAGGTGCTGGAATGACGGCAAAAGGCAGAGCAGCATATAACGCAAAGAACGGAAGTAATTTACAAGCACCCCAAGCAAGCGGCAGTAGGCACGATAGTTTTTGTGCCAGGTCTAAAGGATGGACAGGGGAGCGAGGAAAAGCAGCAAGAGCAAGGTGGAAATGCTAATGAAAACCTGTTTTAGATGCAAAACAAACCACGAAAATACTTTTTTCTTTAAAAGCACCAATACTGTTGATGGTTTACATAGTTGGTGTAAAGAATGTTGCAGAAAAAATGGTGCATTGAGCCTTGCAAAACTTAATTCAAAAATAGAAACAAGGGCTAAAATATTTTTACGCAACGCTAAAAATAGCGCCAAAAAAAGAAATCAAGAATTTTCTTTAGAAATCAACGATATAGTAGATTTTTGGAATAAGCAAAACAAAATTTGTGCCTATTCTGGCTTAGAAATGACTCTTGAAGCAGGCAAATTACAGACAGTATCCATTGAACGCATAGATAGCAAGATTGGTTATACAAAAGACAATACAATATTGGTTTGCCAAGCTATAAATCGCATGAAGTCTGACTTTGCTTACGAAGATTTTTATATGCTTTGCCAATCCGTTGCCAAGTTTTTAGGCGATGATGACCTAAAATTAGCGGTAGGAGCATATAAATGAAACATGGACTATATCAAGCAATTCATGCTAAGCAAGAGCGTATTGCTCATGGTTCTGGCGAAAAAATGCGTAAACCTGGCAGCAAAGGTGCGCCAACGGCAGAAGCATTCAAAGAGTCCGCAAAAACAGCCAAACCCACAAGAAAAGAAATGATTGCCTCAAAGATGAAGGATATGTAATGAAACACATGACAAGAAGCTACCCACCAGAAGATGCAATGCTTAGACCTCATAAAGAGTCTACGCTTGAAAAACAGCAGAAAAAGCGCCAAGACCATAATCCTCCATTGGAATTAGACGATAGCGGTATTCTGAATAAGAAGGCTAATGAGCGTATGAAGCGTAAAGAGGCTTTGTCAAAGGCCATGAACAAATACCACGACCCTGATATTGTTGGCTAAACTGTAGTAAGATTAAACCCTTACAAATCAATTACTTGAGAATGTATGGATAATAAAGTAGACGAAAGTAGAAAAAAGACAGGTGGTCGCAAAGCAGGAGTGCCTAATAAAGCCACTCAGGAAGCCCGTGAGGCTGTCAAAGCTATTCTTGATAGTAACCTACCATTTATTCAATCGTGGATTCAGAGCACCGCAGATGGCATCTATGACGATTTAGCTGGAAAGTGGATTGTCCAACCTAATCCGGCAAAAGCCTGTGAAATTGTCCAAAACCTAGTTGAATACTCTGTGCCTAAGTTAGCCAGAACTGAAGTCGTTGGCGATGCTAAAGCCCCTCAACGCATGGTGGTGTCTTGGAAGAAATAGACCTTAGATTAGGGGATTGTCTTGAGGTTATGAAGTCTTTGCCAAGCCAAAGCATTGATTTAACTGTTACAAGTCCTCCTTACGATAATTTACGCACATATAACGGCTATTCATTTGACTTTGAAGGCATAGCCAAAGAGTTATATCGAGTTACTAAAGATGGTGGTGTAGTGGTTTGGATAGTAGGCGATGCCACAATTAATGGGTCAGAAACAGGCACATCATTTAAGCAAGCCCTATATTTCAAAGAAATTGGTTTTAATTTGCATGACACAATGATTTGGGAAAAAACCGCTATATTTCCGCATCATATAAATGCCATGAGATATAAACAACAATTTGAATATATGTTTGTTTTGACAAAAGGCAATATAAACACTCATAACCCAATATTTGATGTTCCAAACAAATCTGCTGGCAAAGTTATTAACATTAAATGCAAAATTAAATCTAAAAACAATGGAAAATATAATGGCAAAACAAAAACAATTGAATCTTCTGAATTTAGAATGCGAAGTAATGTTTGGAAAGAAAGCCAAGTTGGTGTAGAAGGTCATCCAGCACCTTTTCCTGAAAAATTGGTGTTTGACCACATCGTTTCTTGGTCTAATGAAGGCGATACAATTTTAGATTGTTTTCTTGGTAGCGGAACTACAGGTAAAGTAGCCAAACAATTAAATCGTCAATTTATTGGCATTGAAATTAGCCCTGAATATTTAGAAATAGCTAAAAAACGCATATATGGATGATGTCTTAGAGGTAGAGTTAGACTACAAGCCTAGGGATGTATTCTTAGATTTTCATGAGCGCCAAGAGCGTTGGGCAGTCATTGTTGCCCATAGACGCTGCGGCAAGACTGTAGCTTGCATTAATGACTTGATATACAAGGCTTTAGTTGATGGCAAAGAAGATGGCAGATATGCGTATTTAGCACCATATTATGCCCAGGCTAAGTCTATTGCTTTTGACTACTTAATGCGCTTTTCAGAGCCTGTAAGGGCTAATCACAATGTTTCAGAACTATGGGTGGAGTTAATCAATGGGGCAAGGATTCGTTTGTTTGGTGCTGATAACGCTGACAGTCTGCGTGGTTTGTATCTTGATGGCGTAGTGCTAGACGAGTTTGCAGACATGAAACCCTCATTATGGGGTGCTGTTTTGAGGCCATTACTATCAGACAGAAGGGGTTGGGCCACATTTATTGGGACACCCAAAGGACACAACCAATTCTGGGAAATATATAACAACGCTACCAAAGACAATACTTGGTATGTAAAGACGCTAAGAGCTAGTCAAACTGGCTTAATTCCGCAAGAAGAATTAGACGATGCTAGGAAGATGCAAACCCAAGACCAATACCTAGCTGAGTGGGAATGTGATTTTGAGTCTGCCATTATTGGCGCTTACTACGGCAAAGAGATGCGGCAGCTTACCGACCAAGGCAGAATACTTGACATTGAATATGACCCTATGTTCCCTGTGCATACAGCATGGGACTTGGGTTATTCAGATGACACGGCTATATGGTGGTTTCAAGTGGTGCATGGCGAAATTCGTATGCTTGATTACCATTCGTCTAACGGACAATCAATAGCTTTCTATGCCGGAATTATTCAGTCAAGAGAAAAAGAAAGAGGCTATGTGTATGGTACACATTACTTACCTCACGATGCGAGAGCAAAGACACTTGCGTCAAATAAGTCCATAATTGAGCAACTTTCAGACAAAATTGCGTTAAAATCTTTAAAAATTGTGCCAAGTTTGTCACTTCAAGATGGAATACAAGCAACACGACTAGCATTAACTAGAGCTTGGTTTGACCATAAGTGCGAAGATGGCATTGAATGTTTGCGGCAGTACCAGCGTGAGTACGATGAGGACAAGAAGGTCTTTAGGGATAAACCTAGGCACGATTGGACTTCTCATGGTGCTGATGCCTTTAGGATGCTGAGTATTGCCTGGAAAGAAGAAGCTAAGTTGCCCCATAAAGATGACTCGATTAAAGGGCTATTTGTAGGTAAAACCGAAGTAAGTTTGAATGATATGTGGAAACAAACCCCACAAAATAGTTCAAGAGGAAGAATTTGATGGCAAACGATAAAGCTACAGTCAATCACACATACGAAGATTGGTATAAAACAATTATGGGCTATGAGCGCTCATATAAGCGTTGGGAAGCTAGAGTAGACCGGATAGTAAAAAAATACAAAGATGATAGCCGCTACGACAGAAATCCTAATGCACGATTTAACATCCTCTGGAGCAATGTTCAGACTATTCAGCCAGCTATCTTTGCAAGACTTCCTAGACCTGATGTTAGCCGTAGGTTTAGGGACAATGACCCCATAGGGCGTGTAGCTTCAATGATGCTTGAAAGAGCATTAGAGTTTGAAATTGAGCACTATGGCGACTATAAGTCTGCTATGAATAACAGCGTTTTAGACCGCTTATTGGGTGGTCGTGGTGTAGCTTGGGTTCGTTATGAGCCGCATATTGTGGGTGAAGAACCAGGTGTGCCTGACGATGGACTTGAAGTTACCGAAGATTCCGATGAAGCTGAAACACCAGAAGCAACCGAATTAGAAAACCAAGAGCGCATTGAATACGAGTGCTGCCCTGTTGATTATGTCCATTGGCGTGATTTTGGTCACACAATCGCTAGAACTTGGGAAGAAGTAACCGCAGTCTGGCGCAGAGTCTATATGAGCCGCCCTGCTCTTGTTGAGCGTTTTGGCGAGGAATTAGGTTACAAGATACCTTTAGACACCAAGCCTGACGACCTCAAACAATCTTACAAATCTGACGATGGTGTATATGAAGCGCTGATATATGAAATTTGGGACAAAGAAACAGGCAAAGTTCTGTGGATTAGCAAGTCTTTGGGCAAAATCCTTGATGAGCGTGATGACCCACTTGGTTTGGAAAACTTTTGGCCTTGTCCAAAACCTTTGTATTCGACTCTTACTACCGACAGCCTTGAGCCTATTCCTGATTTTGTTATTTACCAAGACCAAGCAAGAGAATTAGATGTTCTGTGCGACAGAATTGATGGCTTAATTAACGCATTGAAAGTGCGTGGCGTTTACGATGCCTCGGCCTCTGAACTACAGCGTCTGTTCTCCGAAGGCGAAAACAACACCATGATTCCAGTTCACAACTGGATGGCATTTGCCGAGAAACAAGGCATGAAAGGTGCTATTGACCTTGTAGACCTAGCCCCATTTGCAAGCGCATTGATGTCTTGCTATCAAGCAATGGAGCAAGTTAAGGGTCAAATCTATGAATTAATGGGTATTGCTGACATTCAGCGTGGTCAAACTGACCCAAGCGAAACCCTTGGTGCTCAAATCATTAAGTCAAACAACGCTGCTGGCAGACTTAAGACTCAGCAACACGCAGTCGTGGACTTTGCTACCTCGCTTTTGTCCATTAAAGCGCAGATTATTTGCAATCATTTCACCGATGACACCATTATTAAGATTTCTGGTGCAATGCAACTTCGAACAAGACAAACAACACATTCCACAGGCTTTAGAATTACTTAGAAACGAAGCGTCTAAGAATTTCCGCATTGAAGTCACTTCTGACTCAATGATTTACCAAGATGAGCAGCAAGAAAAGCAAGACAGAATGGCATTTTTGCAAGCTGTAGGTGGATTTATGGCACAAGCAGTACCTATGGTACAAAATACCCCTGAACTTGCCCCTATGGCGCTAGAAATGCTCAAGTTTGGCGTTACTGCGTTTAAAGCTGGTAAGCAATTAGAAGGCATTATTGACGAAACCGCAGACAAACTGCGCATGATGAGTCAGAAAATGGAAGGACAACCTAAACCATTGCCGCCAGAGATTCAAAAAGCGCAGATGGACAACCAAGCTAAGATGCAACAAATTCAAATGCAGGCTCAACTTGAGCAAGCGAAGATGCAAGGTCAAATGCAGCTTGAAAAAGCCAAACAAGAGTACCAGGCACAAGAAAACCAACTCAAATTCCAACTTGAAGAGCAGCGCAACATGATGGACAGAGAGATGGAGCTAAAAGTCGCCCAAATGAAGATGATGACTGAGCGCAATACTCAAGTTCTTCTCGCCCATATTAACAATGGCGCTAAGATTGAAGTAGCTCGAATTGGCGCAGATGAGTCTGATGGTTCACAAGCCTATATGACTGAAGAAGAGTTAGCTAGGGCGCAAGAACACCCAATGCAACCTATTGCTAACGCTATTGGTCAAGGAAATCAACAAATGGCTCAAGCAATTAGCGCTTTGGTAGATACAATTAATGCTCAACATAGTAGGCCTAAGACTGTAGTTAGAGGTGCTGACGGCAAAATCATCGGAGTTCAATAATGGCTATTACAGTCAAGCACAGTAAGGTTTCAACAATACCTGACGGCACAGACACATCGGTAGTACGCCCTAGTGATTGGAATGATGACCATGTATTAACAGGCACAGTACCTGTAGCTAACGGAGGTACAGGTGCATCAACCCTAACTGGTTATGTAAAAGGCAATGGCACAGCAGCGATGACTGCTAGTGCAACTGTACCAAGCACAGACATTACTGGTCTTGGAACAATGTCCACGCAAAACGCTAATAATGTCACTATTACTGGCGGTTCAATTAGTGGCACAACAGTATCAGGGTATATACCTACTACTGAAAAAGGTGTAGCTAATGGAGTGGCAACTTTAGATGGTGGTGGCACAGTTCCTGTAAGCCAACTGCCAGCCGCAGTTCTAGGCGCATTAAGTTATCAAGGAACTTGGAATGCAAGCACTAATACACCTACTCTCACCTCTAGTGTGGGTACTAAGGGTTATTACTATGTTGTTAATGTTGCTGGCAGCACTAATCTCAACGGCATTACTGATTGGAAAGTGGGCGATTGGGCGGTATATAACGGGTCGGTATGGCAGAAGGTAGACAATACTGACGCTGTTACAAGCGTAAACGGCTATACAGGTACAGTCGTTTTAGGTTATGGGGATATTACAACTGGCGTAGTTCCCGTAGTAAATGGCGGTACAGGCGTTACTGTATCTAGCGGTGCAAACAGCGTTGTTTTGCGTGATTCCAATGTAAATATAAATGCTAATGCTTTTAATGATGGATATACCAATACTGCCGCTTCAGGAACACAAATAGTATTAACTGCGGCTTCTGTACGCAGATACACTATTACTGGTTCAGGCGGTCAAACCATTCA